TATTGCCGTATCCATTAAGGTGTCTTTAATGTTTTCTTCTTTGAACTTAAACTCACCCTTCTTTATGAAATTACAAATACGAGCATACTTATCGCCCATACGAATGATAGAACCCTGCCATGCAGGAGTTCCTGCTAATTCAGATAGTCTGAAATTAGCAAAAATATCATCCGTGTCGGCATAATCGTGTTGTTTCTTATCGTGCAATTCTTTTATTACATCAATAATTTCATAAAATCTTTTACTTTGCTTGTTCATATTTTTCCCAATGTCATATATGTTGGAAAGCCCCTTGGCGCCCATACTTTATTCTTATTCTGAAACTTCACAATCTCATCTGCTTCATCTTCAAAGACTTGTTCAGAAATAATATTTCCTGTTGGACGCTCAACTACTAGCCAACGCATTTGACCATTGCGTTTACTCAACTTCTTTTCATAACTTAAATTTTTATGTTTCACTTACCTTATACCTTTATTGTATTTTTTGAATATCTACTGCTGATTGCTTGCCACGCTGTTCAGCCAATTCATATGTAACTGCTTCACCTTCTTCTAATGTTCGTATGTCTGCTTTTTCCAATGCCGAAACATGAAGGAATGCATCCTTGCTACCATCATCAGGTGTAATAAAGCCATAACCCTTTTTAGGGTCAAACCATTTAATCTTACCTTGTGCCATTTAGTCTCCTTTCTATATTTTAAAATCTGAAAACTCACCGAGTTTTTTAAATTTATTACTCGTTGATAGTTGGTCCTCCTGACCAGTATCAACTAAATCTTCCTGCGCTTTTTGTTCTACATCATATAATCGCATTTTAGACCTATCAACTCCAACAATAAATTTTCTATTAACTGTTGGATCATTATATCTGTTCTTTAATTGTTTAATTAATATTTGATTTTTCTGTTCTAATTCTTCTGATGAAATTAATGCAAACATAAAATCTGCTGTTGCAGGCAAACCAAAACTTTCTGCTGTATCTTCCATTCCAATATCACTACTAACATAACCACCCCTTGTGGTTTGTGTTGCAGAAAATACTGGAATATTATATTCAACTGCAAGTCCTCTTAATTCTTCTGCAATCGCTTTAATGTATGTGTATGAATTAACATTTGCACCTGCTTTAAATCGTGCTGAAGCAGCAATATTTAAATAATCTACAAACAAAATATCTGGTTTAAATGATTTCTTTAATGCTAATTCATTCAATAAATTTTTAAAATGTCCTGTGTGTGCTGATGCTGTAGGATATTCTTTAATGATTAACTTACCTGTTGTCTTACTTTGCAACTTATTAATTTTTGTTTCATACATTTGATAGGGCAATTCTTCCAAATCACTCATACCAACATTTAAAAGATTGGCGTCTATTCTTTCAGCAATTCTTTCTTCTGCCATTTCTAATGTTATATACAAAACATTTTTACCTTGCAATAAAATAGATGAAGCAAGGTGTGTCATAAACATTGTCTTACCAACACCAGTTCCTGCCAAACATATATTCAAAGTCTTGGAGGGAATCCCACCTCTGGTTATCTTATTAAAAAATTCTAAATCTAATTCTAATCGTTCCTCTTTTCTTCTATAAAAATCATATCGTTCTTTTGTTTCTGTAAGATAATCATGGCCAATCTTCTGGTCAAAGGAAACTGACAATGCTTGAGATAACATTTCTGGAAGATATTCTGGACTATGACTCTTATCTTTGCCATCAAGTATTTGAATGCCACCTAGTATCGCATTATGTATTGCTCTATCCTTACAAAACTTTTCTGTTGTTTCTACTAACCATTTCTGGTCAATCTGTTCTTTGTTTAATGTACCTAAAATATCTGTAATAGTTTTATATTCAGTTTCATTAACATCTTTTCTATTGTTTAACTCAATGGATAATGCTTCTTTTGTTGGAAGATTATTATACTTGGTAATGAAATGATATATTTCCCTGAATAAAATCTTATCGAATCTCTCTACAAAATATTCCTCTTTTAAAAAAGGTAATACTTTTCTGGCATACTCATCATTATGGATAAGATTTTTAAGTGTTGTTCGTTCTATTCTTTCCATCTTCTTTCAATTTCTCATCCAATAACACAACTAATACATCACCAATGTGATTAATAAATTCTTGACTATCTGTGTCCGCTTCAATTAAATTTTCCATAACTGTATAATCAAACTTCATTGGTAAAGTTCCATCAGGTTGCTTTTCTGACTCTGGTGCGAAAGCAACATTACCATATTTGTATGTAATGCTAGCATAAGGACCACTAATCAATTTAAGTGCTGTAAAATCCTCTCCTGGCTTTTCGACATAGACAAAATCTTCTCGGTGCTTAGGACTGGTCGTCTTGTGTTTCTTGGGGTATTTCAATTACATCTCCGTATTTAAATTCTTTTTTACAAGCAACTTCATCTATTTGTTTCAAGATATCTTTTGTAAAATATTTCGCTGGATCATTATTAATGGTCTTGCCAAATGCTTTTGAACCATCGGGCAATTCTATTCTAGTGGATACTTGTTTAAATATATTATACTTTAAAGCTAAATCTAATAGACCATAGTATCTATCTAAACCTTTATCATAAGTTAAACGAACATCCACCAATGCATTTTCTCTTGTTAATCTGGATTTGTAATTCTTGCAATGGATAATATTGCCAATGATTTCTGTGCCGTCCTTTTCTTTTCGTCTGGACAAATAGACAATGGAACTAGCCGCATATTTGAGACCAGAACCACCGCCCATTTCTTTTTTAGGGAACATACTACCGACAACATCATAAGTGTGGTTAGTTATTATAAGGGGAACTTTTGCTTTTCCTAATTTTAATGTTAAAACTCTAAAGGCAGCTTTTACTATTTGTGCCCTTGTCATATCTCTTGTTTCTTTTCCTTCTGCTGTATCTTCCATTTCTTTTGTGGTTGATAACATACCTAAACTATCTAATAACAACAGTAATGGTTTTCTTTCAGAAGGATCCTGTGAATTGTATTTGTCTAAAACTGTTATTGCTTGGTGCCTAAATTCTTGAACTGTGGTGACAGGCATAATCACCATTCGTTTGGAATCAATCTTTCTATCTTCAATCAATTCTTTGGTCACAGCAGATTCACTCTCAAAGAATATCACACCGCCCTCTGGATTTTTATCCAAAAAGTGTTTGCATATACCCAATACAAAGAAAGTTTTGCCTGTTGCACTTTCACCTGCTAATGCTGTAATCTTATTTGCAGGGATTCCATTATAGATACTGCCTCCCAATAATGCATTAAACACATAGGAACCTGTATCAATAAATGAATCTACATCACCTGCTTCTACACCTTCTGAAACTAGACTTGCATATTCATTTCCAGTTTCTTTAATTATATCTTTCAAAAAATTTGTCATTATTTTACTGTTATTTTATATTCGTATACTCCATCGTCTTTTGTTCTCATATGTTCAGCATAATCCTTTTCTCTTTGTTGGCCACCTTCCATTCCATCGGAATATGTTTCAAACCAACTCCAATCATCATCAGCATCCTCATATCGTTTTCTATCATATCGCTTTTCTATAGTTATCATTATACTAAATTTCCCACCTCCTGTCAATAAAAATATTTAATAATAACTATTTATATATTACATAAAACTATCTAATGTTGCCTTTCTCGAATTTCTAAACAGGTCAAAATCGTGCCGGAACTCTTCCGTTCCACTATCAACCCCTCTAAAAACCCAAACATTTTCTATAAACAATCTATCCCTAAATTCTGCTTTTTCTTTTTCATCTTTAAATAACTTATCACTTTTAGGTCGCTGCATAATTCTCATTCCAATCTGACCCATAAACGAATCTTTAAACTTATCTACCAATTCATCACTCGAATAATATCTTTTACCCCTAACTTTTGGATCCATAATATTCACTAGCATCCAGCCACCATTACTCAAACTATTCATAGTCTTTTCAGCAACTGGTAAATAAAAATTATCTCTCCACTTTTCATACTCATTAAACTTGTGCCAAGATTGGTCTTCCTCGTGCTCGCCACCCTTATTATATTCTTCGGTTGCAAAATAAGGAGGAGAAGTAAATGCACAATCTATTTCTGGAAGTTTATGATATGGTAAATCCTCAGCACCACATCTCCATATGGTCACCTTTTTAGGTTTTGTTAGAAGTTTATTATACACAGATATCTGTTCAGTATACCGCTGATAAGTATTTGGATTCGGATCACAACCATAATATTCTTCCGCATCCGAAGCAAAGAAACCAGCAAGTCTATCACCCCAGCCGCAACTTGTATCCAAAACTGTTTTGGCATTTGTTATATCATAAACTGTTTTTGCTACAACTGGTTTGAATTGTGTTGCAATATATGTTTGTAATCTAAATGCTTCTATTATACAACTAGCGGTTAACGAACCGCCTAATAATTTTTCAGTTTCAGTACCATCAAATTCTTTTACTTTAACTGAATGAACATCATTAATTCCTCTCCATATAGGTCCTAAACATTTCCAAATATCCTTTGCAGAACCGTTCTCCCATACCTCCTTCGGTGCTCTGAATCCATAACTACCACATTCTAATCTTAAATCTTGGTGAAAATAATTTGATACCTTATTAAAGGTACTAGCACCATTAATCAACCCTAATCCATATTTGGAATATGGATATTTGTAATCATCATACTTTTCATATACTTCTTTCTCAACTTGTTCTTTTGGAATACAAATAGTAGAAGTATCAAACTTTTGTAAGTTATAAAAATTATCTCTCATTACATTATAACTTATTTCAGTTAATGGAAATACAGGTTTTTCCCTTGCAATATACTCAGCAAGAGTCCACTTCATCTGTTCTTTACCGTAGGTTGCGTTCAGTAATTCAAATGACTTATTGTCTAGTAAAGGTAGTTTATCATCGCTAGCAGCGTTTAAAAGACGATTATATAGTGTTTTATTCATTGTTTTCTATCATTTTATTCTTTTGTTGTTCTTTTTCCCATTTGTATAACTTGATATAATATACAACAACTTTTGGATATTGTTCAGGATCAGGTAATACATCACTATATTTTTCTATAAATTCTTCAATCTCTTTATCATCAACCATTAGAAAAACATATCTAAAGTTGCTTGTCTTTCAAAATTCCATCCAATTGCTTTGACAATAAATCGTAATGGTTCTAAAAATGATTTATCAAATTGACTATCATAATCAACATATGGATGCAACTTAAATTCTTTTGGAAGTTTAGTTGGGAATGCAATTACTTTTTCTCGTATTGGATTAGGTTCTTTCAATTGAATAAACTTAATCTTATCACCTTCTTTAATTGTTTCATATTTGTAAGTCAATTTATTTTCTTTTAAATAATGATTATATAACAAACTTCCTTTCGTATGTATTGGAGTGGACTTCTGATAAATGTTTGTAGTATCAGCATACTTAATAACTCCATTAACGGAACGAGGATATGCTATTTCTTCAGGAGATAATTTATTAAAATGATTTCTAAACTCATCTATAAACTGAATTAAAGATTGTTCATCTTTGGACATAATAACTTTTAATGCTTCTTTAATCTTTGCACGGCATGGTGCTGGAGTAGAACTCTTAACCGCTTCAATGCCCATAATCTTCAACTTCGGTTCATTTAAAGTCAGACCTTCATCATTTAAAACATTTAAAATATATCTTTTCTTAGCAGTCCATATGCCTTTGTTAGCGATTACTTCTCTTTTCATAATCATTTTCTGCTGAAATGCATTAACATAATTAGCAAGATTTTGAAAACTGGAATTAATAAATGGTTGTAACTTATCATCACAAAATTTCTCTAATACTTTTACAATCTTTTTATTATCTGATTTATCTTTAAATACTTTATTAACAAATTCTCCCAATCGAATATAGATTGAATCAGTATCGGATGCAACTACATAACTAATATCTTTTGTGTGTAAAGTCTTATTTAAAAAATAATTTACATCATTTTCAATCCATCGAATAGTTAATTGACCTGCCTTTGTAATGCCTTCAGCTTGTCTTACATCATAATATCTGAAATACTGATTACCAATAGCACCGTAAGCACTATTCAATGCAATCTTTCTTGCCATTTGTATATTATAATTGGTAGAAATATCTTTTAATAATGTTTTTCTACCAGTTTCTTCATATAATGCTTTGACTTCGCCTAATTTCTTTTTATATATCACTCGTTCTTTATATAATGTTTCCATTAATTCAGGAAGAATACCTTGTTTATCTGTTCGGAATTGAGCACCATTTGGCGTAACTGTTTTAGAATTTAACTTTGACAAATCATTTTTCTTATATAACATATCATCAACACTAACATCTTCAGGTCTATAACCAACCATTGTTTCTGGTGAAATATTATATTGCATAATTAAATGTGGATACAAACTGTTCAAATCAAAACTTACTATCCAATCATGGAATCCTATAATAGGATCCTTCACATAAGCACCTTCATAAGTTTCACTTTTGGTAGATTCTTTTATTGCAGGGATTACAATATTCTTTTTCTTTAAATGATTAAAGATAATACTATCCCACATACGGACTTGTCCAAATACATCCTGATAATTTACTTTTGCCTCATAAGCCATTGTTAAATGCAACTCAATAAGTTTCATTTTATCTTCTAACTTATCAACTAACTCCACATCCTGTATATTATATTCAACAAATTGCTGATAATCATTTGTATAAAACTCCTTAAAAGTATCATATGGATTTTCATTTTTACTTTCACCCAGTTCTTGCTGACCTATATAATCTAACTTATAACTTTCTTGTCTGACAAAAGTATGTTTTCTATATAAATCAAAATAATCTAATATGGAAACTCCAAGTATGTCCCAATACTTTTGCTCTTTACTATATCCTTTACCTGCTACCCTAACATTATTTCTATTACATACACCCCAAGGACTAAATTGTAAAATATATTCTTCGCCCATTAAATAACTAAAACGATTCATTATATATGGTATATCAAAAAACTTAACATTCCATCCTGTAATAATATCAGGATTAAATTCTTTCCAAAATTGTGTAAATCTGTCTACTAATACTCGTTCAGTAGCACACCTATAATAGGTTACATCTTCTCGGTCAGATACAAAATTATCTGTGCCAAAAACAACTATCTTTTTATTAATATGATTTTTAACTGTGATACATAAAATGGGTTCTGACGCTGTTGCAACATCAGGAAAACCATGCTCACTTGCACATTCTATATCTATAGTCATCAATCTAATTTGATTCATATCCCAATTAATTTTATCAGGAAAAGTATCTGCAATAAACGGATATTGATATCGTGTATTACCAAAGTATTCAAAATTAGCTACATCTTTGTATTCTTCAATCCATTTTCTTGCTTCAAATTGATTTTCAAATGTAATCTTTTCTACATTACGACCATCTAATGTTTTATATTTTGTTTCTTTTTGAACTGGAACAAATAGGGAAGGTTTATATGGTAATCTGAACTTTTTACGCTCACCATTTTCATTGATACCTCGCACTAATAATTTGCCACGATACGGTAAAACACTCGTATAGAATTTCATAATATAATAATATTTTTAAACTTGTTTATTTTTAAAATGTGTATGTAAAGCTCTTTGCTTTCCTTCAGCACTTGATATTGTACTGATTAATTTATCCAATTCAGATAGGTGTTGTGGATGTTCTCCAATACCTACAGGATTGTCAAAATAAATTAATGCTGTAGCATATGCTGCTGCAATTTCAGCGTCATACTGCTTATCTAATGCTTTGAATAATGGATTATCTGATAAATTTTGAACCATAATATAACTCCTTTCATAATATATATTATAACATATTTGAATTAATTTTGCAACCCATAAATTGATTCAAATGGCTTTTGTCTTAACCAATATGCTCTATCCATAAATGTTTTAATAACATCTTTACAGATATTCATACCAGTTGCTTTCGTATATCCTTTTGTGCCTGGTGTAGAATTAATTTCTATGAAATATGGCAAATCTTTATTTCTATCTTTGGCTGGAATAAAGTCCACTCCAACCCATAAACCATCAACTGCTTTTGCCGCTTGAAGGACTTGCTCTTCTTCCACTTTTGTTAATGTATGTGCTACAGGTTCAGACCCTAAAGATACATTACTCCTAAAATCTCTTTTAACAATAGGTCGTTTTATTGCACCATGAATTTTACCAGCAACAACTTGAACTCTTACATCATAAGTTGCAGGGATAAATTCTTGTAACAAAACTCCCATATCATTATCTAGTTTATGCATAAGTTGGGTTGTTGCATTTAAAGATTCTTCACTTTCAATTTTTACAACACCAACACCCAATGAACCTGTTAATGTTTTTAAAATAATAGGAAACTTTGTATCTAATCTATCTAAAGCATCCAATGATTTATCTTGATGATGTATTAAAACATTTTTAGGTTGATTTAATTGTTGTTCTGCTAATATTAAACTTGTTCTATATTTGTCCGAAGTACTTTCCATACAATGCCTGTTATTAACACAGCAAATATTTTCTCTTTCAAATTGTGTCAATAAATCTGACCAAGATTTTCTTCTAGTAACAGGTGCTCGAACAAAAACTAAAGTGTTTTCATCAACTAAAAAACCTCTACCATCCTTATCGTAAACATATCTTTGCTCGTTTTCTTCATCAAGACTGGAATAAGCACCATCAATATCAACTTTAAATCCTTTACAACCCAACTTCTTGCCTTCTTCTATAATCTTGTCGGCTGTTTTTTCTGGATCATCTGGATCTTCAGGATCATCATACCATATCAACACAAAGCGATACGGTTTTATTTCTCCTTCAGTAATAAAATCTCTAAACTTCTGTGCTTCCATCTTCTGGTTCTTCTATAGTTTCTTCTGTAGGTTCTTCTGTAGTTTCTTCTATTACAGATTCAGGTTCTGTTGTTGTTTCAGGTTCTGCTTTTTTACCTATATTATATTTTGCTTGTAAGTCCCATTCGCCTTTTTCTTTAAATGAAAGGACTTTAATTTGTGAAAGCGGTGCTTTCTTTTCTGCAATTGCAGTATTCAGTATTGCAACCAATCCCCAATCACCTAATAATTGAGCAATTGTATTTCTTCGTTCTAAATCATTATCAGAAAGATTTGCTTTCTTGCCATCTAAAGCAAATAACTCCTTAAAATGTACTATGAAATATCTTCCTTGTTTGTGTAGAATATGGCACGATTGAAATAACCTTTTATCTTTTCTTGAAGCAACTCCAATTCGTGTTAGTGTTTCACGAACCTTCAGAAAATCATCAGGTTCTTTTAATTGGACTTCGAGCATTTTCTCGGGATGCCAATCAGTATTTAATTCATTTAACTCATTCATTTTGTCCCACCTTTATATAATTTCTCTTTTAGTGTTTTCAATTCATCTTTGGTGAGTATATCAAGAGCGACTTTTGCTTTCTCATTATTATAGCCATAATACTCTTTAACAACACCAATGTTTCTTAACTTACTCGCTCTCAAAAAAGGACTAAACCTTTTTCTTGACCTAACACTATTTATTAAAAAGTGAAACTGCATATCTTTATCTAAAAAAGGAAACTGATTCATTATATTAACAAGCATTATAGTATCCCAAAAACCAGATAATATTTTATTAACAATGAATGCTGGATACTTTTTGACCCACATTTTATCTTCGGAGTCCATCACATTCTTTTTTGTGAAATTGATAGCGTTCAAATAATCTTTTAATTCATACATATTAAAAAAACCTGTCCAAAGAATTTGGTGATATGCCTAATTTTTCATCAATCCAATCCTTTTTACCTTCAGCCCAAAACAACCTATTTTTATTACGGTATATATCTTTGACTAATGGTCTGTTCCAATTTATGTCATTATTTCTTTTTATTAAATCTTCTTTGTTATTTTCTTTTCTAAAAACTAAACAATATTCGTGTGTCTTTAAACAGTTTAAATTTGTTATTGCTTGAGTATATAATGGATGCCTTTTAGCAGGACTCATTTCTAAAATTATTTCGTCATGGTATGTTAATAATTTTTGTTTCTTTAATATATCTTTAGTATCACCACAAAAATCATAAAATTTGCCATCTATTCTAAAATTTGCCAATACAACCACAAAGAAACAACCTGATTTTAATATGTGGCCACACTTATCTAAAATAATTTTATAAGTTTGTAAAAATTCTTCATATAATTTTATGTCCGTCAGTTGACCATCAACACTTTCATATTGCTCTATGTTAAAATATGGAGGGCAAGTCATTATCATATCAGCAACACCACCATGTAAATGCTTATCAATATATTCGCTGCTGGAATTGATTAATTTTAACTTTCCTAATTGTCTTCCTGTTTTAAGTATGTCATATTGGTCTTTTGCTTCTTGTAAATTATTTTCTACAACATCAAATCCCACATAATTTCTTCCCATTAATGTTGATACTAATGGTCTGGAACTTCTGCCTGCAAAAGGGTCCACAATATCATCACCCTCTTTGGACCACATTTCAATTATTCTTTTTGCATATTCAGAATTGAACTTTGACAGGAACGAACCTCTGCCGTGCTTGATAAAATCTTTAGAATCAACCTTGTTATGGTCATAAGATTTTAAATCATCAACAAGTTTATCTATGTTATTCCCCCTATTATATTCCCAAAAAGATTTAGGTTCATAGGAAAATTCATATAGTCCTTGTTTTCTTAATCGTTCTACATAATCTATCATTTGAATTTAGCCATTGACATAATTTCAGTTAAACAAGCAACTAAATTAACCTCTTGGTCGGCAACAAAAGCTGATTGGTATTGATATTTAGCAATAGTTAAAATAACTGCAGGTATGGTTGCCTGTTCCATACTACTATTTAAACTATCATAAATCTTTCTAAAGATTTTAACTGGGTCATTATCTAAATTATTCACAACCCATTTTCTCATATCTTCATATCCATTTTCTCCTCTTTTAAGGTGTGATACTAATGTCTTTAAGTTTTCATCTGAAATATTAACAAGTATACCAGCGTCTATCTTACCACTTACTGAATACCTTTGTAATTCATTAATCAGTTTTCTAAAATCTGGAAAATGTTTTTTGATTAATTCTGCGAGAACTGGCTCATCATAGTCCACATTTTGTTCTTTCAGAATATAAACTGCTCGTTCAAATAATTTACTTGCCAACCTAGGTTTATCTTTTGGATTAATTCTAAATTCTATTATTGAAAATCTACTATGTAATGGATCAATTAATCTATTCTTAAAATTACAAGTAAGAATAAACCGACAATTCTTATGGAACTCCTCAATGAAACCTCTTAATGCAGGTTGTGTAGATTGTGGATTTAAATAATCTGCCTCATCTAATATCACAACTTTTTTACCACCTGATAATGATACTGTTGAAGCAAAATTCTTAATCTTATTTCTTAATACATCAATGCCTCCTTCTTCGGAACCATTAATCATTACCCAATCGCAATTCAATTGGTCACATAATGCTTTCGCAACTGTGGTCTTTCCTATACCAGGAGGTCCTGATAATAATATGTTTGATAATTCACCCTTTTGAATAAAGGATGTAAATAGTGTTTTTAATGATTGTGGTAATATACAATCATCAATCGTCTTTGGTCGATATTCCTCAACCCATAAAAAATCTATACTCATAATTCACCTTATTCACAATTTAAAAATTAAACTTATTTGGAAATAGAGCTATCTGGCTCCAATGCTATCCAATATTCAATGGGTAATTTTTTATGTTTAAAGTGAGAAATGGATTTTGATGATACTGAAACATCATAATCGCCAGCAAACAATTTAAGATTTTCTACTTTGAAATAAAAAGTATAATCTGTTGTTGTGCCTTCACCAACTTTGGTTTCAAAATTGTTAGAGGTGGCATTCTTCTTATCACAAGTTTTAAGAACTGTGTTGCCACCAGCTGTTCCAACTAATGCTAAATCAGGTGTTTTTATAACAGCAGCCATTTTCAACAGTTGTGTAAGATTCGATTCTGTTAAACTAAATGTTACATCTGTTTCTGGCATAATAACATCTTTTTGTGGTGCCACAAGTGTTTCTTTTGAAGCATAGAAGTATTTTGCTTTCGTTCCATTGGAAGATATAGTTAGAAACTTATCTTTCAATTCGATTTCAGGTTTATGGATACTTGTTACCACTCCTAAAAATTCATTTAAATCATATATACCAAATTCGGAAGAAAATTCTTCCGAAATATCTGCTTTGGCAAATATGTTTCTCATAGTTGAGATTGTGGATAAAACTTTTCCAGGTTTGATTAAAATGTTTGTATTGATTTCTGAAAAGTTTTTTAAAATATCTAATGTATTT